GAGCAAGATAGCCCTGACCCGTAAGCTGACCTGTCTGCGCTCTGTCTGCATCATCACCAGCTAAATCCATCAACTGCATCTGCTGTTGCATTGGCAAGAAGCTAGTCTGGTAAGCCTGCTGTCCTAGCTGGCCCATCTGTCCAGCCATTTGACCCATCTGAGCAAGCTCACTCATAGCGGACTGACGCGCCCCCAGAGCGGCCTCATTGCTACCCTGTACCCTTGCCCTAGCCATGGCCGCATCTTCTGCTGTGCCACCAAACTGAGATCCTCTAACGCCTCCCCTTCCCATAGCCTGCTCTCTAGCCTGCTGTTGTGCTTGCATAGCATTTAGCTGGGGGTTTTGTGCCGCCATGATCTGGTTGTAAATGTCCTGCTGTCTTGCCGCAGGATCTTGCATGGCTTGGTTGTACATATTCTGAGAGTTAGCCATTGCTTGATTGGCGTAATTATTCATCAAGCTGTTCTGACCAACACCAAGATTGACAGAGCCATTGGGGCTTATAGTTGTATTACCTAAACTACTGGTTACGCCATAGCCCTTGAATGCACTGTTGTCGGCAAGCGTATTACCAAAAGCCCTTAGACTTTTGTTAAAAGTTTTACCGTAATCAGCCAAATTATTGGCCTGATTTATACCCCCCGCTACTGCGGCCGCGCTGGTTATGCCTGTTAAAATTCCTGCGGTGGGGTCAAATTCGTCTTCCTCCATCAGTCTTCTCCTTAAACTGTTCTACGCCCAGAGTGCGTATTAATAGAAATCTGTTGCATTGAAAATGGATGGCTATTAACAGGTACATCAAACCCTATTCTTAACATGTCGCCCGACCCAGCCATGTTGACCTTGCAAGTAGTGAAGTTGCTAGCGACGTTCTTCTTAGCCATGTGACACTTAGCCATGTAAGGCATCTCTTCAGTGCCAAACCCCCAGCGTGAATACAAATCAATGTCTTCATGGTTGGTAGTGTTGCGGTCATGGTGAAAGCTATACAGCACAGACTTTGGAACCATAGTAGTCATCAGATTGTCGCCGCTTAACAAAACAGTAGATTCATAGCTTAAGGTGTATGCTACAGGCTGATCGTAACCGTCATACATCGTGACACCACGACTCTCCATGCCACCTAAAAGCTCTCTAGTCTTGTAGTCCGACCTGACAGCACAGCCGTCATACCAATCACAACCAGACCAAAAGGTTGCCTTCAGTCCACCAGTAGCAGAAGGCTGACCAAGCTGAAAGACATATGCCTCTCTATCAAAGGGGAACAAGCAAGCAACCAGAGACTTAGATATAAAGTGATGAAGCCTGACAGTATCCCTGTTCTCTGCTATCTGCTCCCTGATTACTGTAGCGACATTCAGTGATGGCTCTGCTATAGGAACAGACTTCTCTTGTATTACTCGACCAAGGGAGCGTACCCCCAAAGGATCAACAAAAAGATGGTCAGAGCCAATGTTGCACATAGCGTCTTGGTTAACGAGTCCCACATCCCTGATAGCGTCCTCTAGCTTTAAACCATTCTCGCCAGCAGGATCTCCCTGTGCGCCAGAGTAGATAAGGATTGAGTGCCGACCAAAGATAATCAGGAAGCCATTGTGTGCGGCTATGCCCTGAATCTTGTCGTTACCTGTAGGCCAGTACTCTCTGACATCAATGATGCCGCCTGAGTTGAAGGGGTCTTCACCCTCTGGCTTTTCCTCAGAGGAATCAATAGAGCCGTCATACCACTGATAAGGCACAAGAAGATCAGAGTAATAAATGACATCATAATTGCCGTTAACACCACTAACCCAAAGGCGACCATAGGCGGCACAAGCAACATCTCCGTTAAGCTCTGGAGCAATGACGTTAAGTCCGATCGGAACTCCATTCTCATCGACACCTCTGTCACCATCTCTTGGTGGCTTGTAATTAGGATGGCTGGACAGGAAAGCAGAAGACCCCTTATAGAAAGCTATGGGCGGCTCGCCTTTGCTAAACAGGAATATGCTGTCCATAAATGGGACAAGCTGGCAATCAGTAAGTCCGTTCTTTGGCTCCCACAGGCCCAGCTTTTCTAGCCTTCCCTTTTTAATCTGAAAGACTATGTAGTAGGCGTAACTCTTTACAGTAAAGTCCAGCTCTTGGCTGTACTCCATTACTCCATACTCTGACTGAGGGCGGTTGTATTCAGAGCTATATGCTTGCTCCATCTTATAAATACCAGCAATGCCAACAACAGTGTGATCATCAAAACCAGTAGCAACTGATGAACCGTTGTACTCATCAAAGCCATATTGGCCTATGCCGTATTGACTTCCCTGTGCCTGCTCTACAAAACGGTAAGCATTCTCTCTGTTGGGAGCGCAGTCTGAGTCCTCAAGGTTTAAGCCTGCATATTCCGCAGTGCAGTATTCGGACATATTATATTTAGACGGCTCAAGCGGCGTGACTTCAGGAGGCTGTTCTTGATCGTGCATAACGGTTTCCATCCGCACGATGTCGTAATCTTCTTCTGGATCAAGGTAAAAGTTGTTCTCCCACACATAATCAGCAAAAGCCTCTCGTGCGGCAAGCCTGCCTACCCTATCAATCACAGCATTGTCAGCCTTAAGAGCAAACTCTATGCTCTGCTGAAACGGGCTTACCTCAGAGTTTAAGCCCTGAGATCCCGGCCCTTGAATGCTTAGCTGTTGTAATTGCATTACACGGCTTCCCAGATATATTCGCCACGACTGTTGTTAACGTCCCACGATATAGCGTCAGACAGATATTGCTTAGCCAAAGCAAACCCCTGCTGTGCAGTAGCGCCTCCAGCCTCACCTCTTTCTGAAATGGCATAAGCCAAGGCAAAGTGCATGACAGGATCATCAGGCACAATCATTAGATCCTCATCAACATACAAAGGAGAAGGCTGTGAATATCCATAAGCAAATAGCTGAGATCCCTTTTGACCCCATTGCCCTAATCCAAACTGAGCTTCAGTGTATTTATAGACATCACCAGTGCCGCCATAAGAGTTGTCAGGAACAGGCCATACCTCTATCTGTACGCACTTTTCGTTAAAGGGTCTAATGACCTCGTCTCCCTGCCCATACCCAGCAAACGAACCATACTCACTTTCGTTATATTCCGATGACTTCACAACGATAGGGCTGGCATCTCCTAGATTGACCCAGCCGGGAGCAAACCACAGGGGCCTACCCTGTCGTGACGGCCTGCTAGATATTTCGTGCATGTTCACTTCTTGAATAAGGGGGCCATCGTCGTAGCGAATAAAGCTGATAGTTGACTGCTCTGTGCCACCTCTTAGGTTGTAACGGTTAACGCCATGAGCAAGATCAAGTATCCATACAGTTCTAAATGCATTCCAAGTATGCGCTCGCATTACAAAGTTACGGGCGTCATTAACCAGCTTGCATACCATCTTCTGCTGGGGGTCTAGATCCTTGCTTAGTACGCCCTGCTCAGAAGTTATCTCTATCTCCCTCATGCGAACCAATACTTCATTAATCATTTCAAGGTAGTTCATGCGTTTCGCTCCTGTCCAAAATCCCAAACCGCCCTGCCGATCTTCTGATAAGGATCTTTCTCACTACCAAAATTAAGAGCTAGTGAACCCATTGACACACCGGGAATGCCTGAAAGCATCCCAGCCAAAACCTTTAGCCTTGCTTTTTTGTAAGGCGATATCTTTGTATAGCCATATAGATCCGTCCAATCTGTGAGCGCCCCGCCCCTGCCTCCAGTTGGAATTCCTAGCCCACCACCACCGCCGCCATCGCCGCTTGTCAATACATCAGTTGGATCAACAGCCTCTTCGCTACCAGCAAGAGTCTTATCCGTAATGACAGCGTTTTCGTTTACATTAGTTTCAGTACCGTCTAGCGTCTTATCTGTGCTAACAGTGGTTTCGCCTGCATTGGGATCAGCACCGGCTAGCGTCTCATCTTTGCTAATGACGGTTTCGCCTGCATTAAGGTCTGTTGTATTACTGCTGGCATTGCTGTTAGAAGAATCGTCACTATTGGCAACCACAACTCCATCAATAATCCCCTGAGTGATTGCATCAGTCACCGTGATATCTGAGCCGGGAAGCGTAGAAAGGGCATCAACCGCTAATGCTTGATCGTTGCCAGCGTTGATTATAGCGGTGCTACCTGATGCAATTGCATCTGCGCCAGCGTCGGCTACAGCTTGCATATCGCTAATGTTTATAGCGTCTGTTATTGACCTTCCCTCACCGCTATCTAAATTGGCACTTATGTTATTTGATCCCGTGCTGTATTGATCAATGCCAGTCAGCAAGCCTAAAATTTCAGTCGTTCCTCTTGGATTTACTGAAAAGTTGTATGTTTCATCTAGCGGCCCATAAGTAATTAGTCGCACTAAATCTCTGGCAGATCCATTTCCAGCCATGTATTCGGCTGGATTAATTCCATAGGTATTCTCAAAATTCTCATTAGCAAGTGCGTCAAGAAAGCCGTTGGTATCAGTGTCTATTGGCGTAATTGGATCTTTAAAATGCTCCCAGCCATCAACCTGTCCGTTATACGCGGCCACTGGGTCAACACCCATTTCCCACATTTCTGTGTCTGTGTATCGCTTACCATCTGGGCCAACAAAGTATTCTCCTATTGCCCACTGACCGCCACCCAGAAATCGATTAAGCCCTGTGGTTGGCAATGTCGGGATGAATGACAGCAAGCCATCTTTGCCTATCAAGCCACCAAGGTCAGACCTTCCAACCATGCTGTTAGGGCCACCGTACTCTGGCGGCCCCATGCCACTACCAGAGGTATTTCCAAGCGAAAGAGCGCCCACTGCGGCATCGTATAGCTCGTCTGCTGGCAGAGAAGGCAATCCCTGTGCCGAACGCTCTGCGGATATTTGCCTCATTTTTGATTCAATTGAATGCTGACTTGTATCGTCAAACAAGTCCGTAATTGCCTTGGTTCCAGCGCCCAAGCCGCCAGCAATCAATGCTGACTTAAGATCAACGTCACCCTCTGCAATACCCTGACTCACTACGGAATTGCCAGCGCCCTGAAGAAAACCTCCAACTACATTGTCAGGGACAATGTTTACCCCTGTCCCTGTTGCCTGCCCAAACTTCTCTGCAAGCTTCCCGCCGGGGTTTATGCCGCCGACAACAGCACTGGCAAGAACAGACTTCGGGTCTATGCTCCCGGTAAGAAGCCCCTGAGTAGCGGCGTTTGTTGCCCCAGCCGCTAACCCTGTAGCAAGTTTGCCGCTACTGACAATCCCGCCTAATCCACTAGCTAATGCAGGAGTTGCCGCAAGCGATAAACCGGTTACAAGAGCCGTCTTTATGTAATCGCCAACGCCAGCGTGATCATCTACCTTGTAGGTCTTCTGGTATCCAGAGCCTGTCCACTTAAACTTATCACCATCGTCATTCTGAATAAGCGGCTCAATGCCATACTTTTCCATTAAGGCAGAGCCAGCCTCACCACCCATCCACTGCTCAAAAGCAGATGTTCTGGCGGCTACCCTGTCCTGTATAATCTTCTGCTGTATCTGCTCTCTTTGCCCCGGCTTCCACGCAAGATCTTCGCCGTTAAGAAAGGCCCACTCTTTAGAGCCTGTCTTGTATTCAGGGTTTGCCATCATCCATTCAGCAGACTGAACGAAATCCTGAGAGTCGTTGATGTAACCCATGTAACTATCAAAGGAGCCAAACTTATCTTGTAGCTGACCAGAATCTTGATACTCCTTACGTATCTGATCCTCTGTCATCTGAACAAGTTGAGAGGTTTGATTGGCTGTGGCACTGCCGCCAAAAGGGCTGTTAGCACCC